TCCACCTCCAATAGATCAAGAACTTTCCTCAAAAAGAACCCGCAAGATCTTTAAAAAATACTTTAAACTTAAGTATTTTGTAGAACAGTACATGATAGACCTGGATCCATTTAAAGCATATGAAAGATGCGGGTATGCAATAGGAGATAAGGATAAAGATAAACAAACAGTAATGAAGTTGATGGCAAAACCAGAAATACAACAAGCCATATACGACAAGCAACAAGAACTATCTGTAAGATTTGAAATAAACCAAGAAAGAGTGATAAAAGAGTTAGCTCTTTTAGCGTTTAGTAACATGAAAGACGTGGCGAGCTGGGATGGTACTGCTGTAGTGTTTAAGGACTCGGATAAATTGACAAAAGATCAAGCGGCCGTGATTTCTGAAGTGACTTCTCACGAGGGGCCGAACACCAGAACATTAAAGATTAAGATATACGATAAGAAGGGGCCTCTGATTGATCTTGGGAAGCATCTTGGGTTGTTCTGGGAAGATAGTAGTAAGTCAAGAGACCCAGTAGATGAGGCGAGAAAAATAAAAGAGGCCTTAAACCAGATAGAAGAAAGAACAGCTCCCAAGTTAGTAACCAAGAGAGTCTGATGTGATTGGCACCCCGGAAGAAATAAGAAAAAAATATGCGTACAAACCAACGTTTACAAAAGAAGATAAAAAAGCCCTTTCAGAAAGAAAAACGCAATATCATTGGAATCAAAAAGTGAAAGAATCATTTCCTCAATTGGCAGAAGCTCCTTTACTTACTGCAAGGTGGATACAACTGCGTTATCATGAAGAACAGAACAGGTTATGGACTCAACCAAAAAGATTTAACATTAATCCTGCCGGAAGAAGATCTGGAAAAACAGAGCTTGCAAAAAGAAAACTTGTAAGAAGAGCCATGAGGGGAACTTCTTATGATGATCCAAGGTTTTTTGCCGCGGCACCTACAAGAGATCAGGCACATCGTATTTATTGGGATGATCTAAAAAGACTAACCCCAAGATGGATGATGAGAAGGCCCCCGCTTGAAACGGATTTAGTAATAAATCTGATAAATGGAGCTTCTATCCATGTTCTGGGTATGGATAAACCAGAGAGGATAGAGGGAACTCCTTGGGATGGAGGTATTCTTGATGAGTATGGTAATATGAAAAAGAATACTTGGGGTGAGCATGTTAGACCAGCTTTATCTGATAGAAGAGGGTGGTGCGATCTCATTGGAGTTCCAGAAGGTAGAAATCATTATTATGAACTTGCTAAAAAAGCTCAGGAAGACGAAACAGGGGAATGGGATTACTTTCATTGGTTGAGCGCCGATATATTACCGGAAGACGAAATAACTGCGGCAAAAAATGATCTTGACGAATTAACTTATTTACAGGAATTTGAAGGATCTTTTATAAATTTTCAAGGGCGCGTTTATTATCCGTACAGCGATAAAATACATAATGCTCGAATTCAGTACAATCCACAACAACCGTTGATATTTTGTTTTGATTTTAACGTGGCGCCGGGCGTTTCCGCTGTTGTACAAGAGAAACAAGTTTTTGATAAAGAGACAGGCGTTGCTTTAATTGGAGAAACCGTTTCTGGAATAATAGGAGAAGTGTACATTCCCAGAAATTCAAACTCGGAGTTAGTATGTAATAAATTGATAACTGACTGGGGAAAGCATGAAGGGCTGATCTACTGTTATGGAGATGCAACTGGCGGAGCAAAAGGATCTGCTAAGTTAGCGGGCACAGACTGGGACATATTAAAAAGGGAATTGAAAAATCACTTCGGCGATAGAGTTTATTTCGATGTCCCAAAGGGGAACCCGTCAGAGAGAGATAGGGTTAATGCTGTAAATAGTAGATTGTTAACAATGGATAAAAAAGTAAGATTGATGGTAAATCTCTCCAGAGCCCCTCACGTAGTAAGGGATTTTGAAGGCGTACAATGTGTCGAAGGCGGTTCCGGGGAAATCGACAAAAGAAAGAATCCCGATTTATCTCACATCACTGACGCTATTGGTTATTACATTTGGAGAAAGTTTCCGGTAAGGAAAATAGAATCAGGTATGATTTTGACACGAGGATTTTAGTTTTATTTAAGAGATTTTTTGTTTTCTTATATAATAGTAGAAAAGGAGAAAATATGGACTGGGTCAAGATTACTGATGGGTTGCCTGATTATGATGTCGCTGTATTCGTCTGGGAAAACAGAAGCCGAACTTGGTTTTTAACCGGGAGAAGACGAATGGATACTTTCGAGTATATTGGTGATGGTTGGATTTTACCCGGCTGCAGTCGGCCTGTTTCATTTCCAGATGTAAAAAAGGGAAGGTTAGACATTACCCATTGGTTTTATCTGTCTCCGCCGAAAGAGACGTTGATATAAAAGGAGGGAATCATGACAAAGTTTTGGGCAAAAAGCAAATAAATAAATGTCCGCATGGAATGTGGAGAACTGGGAGCTGTCATGGAAAGCATAACATATTGCACAAAGGAGGACGTATGAAAACATTAGACCTGAAAAATAGGAAACGGATAACTACAAAGACAGTTAAGATTAAAAAAACATACAAGCCAGAAAATCTATTTCCTGAAATTAAAAATATCACAGACAGGCTTAAAACATATAAGCCCGAAAACCCAATCCAGGCGGAGAAAATGCCGCCAAAAAATAAGATAAAAAAAATAATGGCTCAAGTAGGGGATCAAGTAGGGGATCAAGTAGGGGATCAAATTAGGGATCAAATCTGGGATCAAATCTGGGATCAAATTTGGGATCAAATTTGGGCTCAAGTCTGGGATCAAATTAGGGATCAAATCTGGGATCAAATCTGGGATCAAATCTGGGATCAAATTTGGGATCAAATTTGGGCTCAAGTCGGGGATCGAATCTGGGATCAAGTTAGGGATCAAATTTGGGATCAAGTCGGGGATCAAATCTGGGATCAACTCAGGGATCAAGTCGGGGATCAAATCTGGGATCAACTCAGGGCTCAACTCAGGGTATGTACCTATTGTGCAGTTAAAGAATTTATGAATTTGGATTATGACCATCCAGCCTTTGATTTAATCAGGCTGGGAATAATGGTTATAAATTTACGTGGTAAGTATAAAGTATTCGGTAAAAACGGGAGATACTTGGGAGAATTTGACGCATAAAAAAAGGGTGCGCATGATGAGCTGCCTTGGTATAAGGGGGAAGGTAGAAAGAGGGAATGTGAGTTGAGGGGGGCTGAAGACGAAGGAAAAAATATGACATCAAATGAAAAATATCTTTATGTGCTTTCAACACGGATTGAGTTTGAACAGCTATGTAGAAAAATAGTCCATGATGGCCGTGATCCAGTCATGGTTGCTCATGGAATGGTAGAAAGGTTGGCAGAACATCTCAGAGAGTTGATCTTTTTAGTTTCGAGCATGAAAGAAGAAAATATTTGAGAGGAAGAATATTGGTATGTCAAGCAAAAAAATAGAAAATGGTCGTTACTGGAACATCGGCTGGCAAATTATAGATGGTTGCACGCCATGTAGTCCGGGATGTGACAATTGCTGGTCGGCAGCAATGACACACAGGGTTAAGCCGTGGCCATACGAGATCGCAGGGGAAAACTCTGATTGTCACTATCCACTAACAGAACATGGCCATTTTACGGGGCAGATTGTTACGTATCCCGAACGACTTTCCGTGCCCTTGAAGCGCAAGCAGCCTACCGTGTATGCGATATGGAATGATTTATTTCATCCCGATGTGCCGCAGAGCTTTCAGGAGGACGTATTCAGCATTATAGATGAGTGCCGTAACCGGCACACTTTCTTAATTCTTACCAAGAGACCAGCACAGATGGCCGAATTTCTGGCGTGGGATCCGTGGGTAGAAAGCAAATGGCCGAATGTTTATCTTGGCTTTACTGTCTGCAACCAGCAGGAAGCGGATGAAAAAATACCTATATTCCTGCAAGTGCCTGGAAAGAAGTTTTTAAGCATAGAGCCAATGTTAGAACCAATTAAACTCAACTATCATTGGTTGGGGGATTGCGATTGTAAAGAGCATGGCTTTATT